GGCAAGGCACGTCGCCGTCCCGATACGATGCTCGCGCGCCGGATACCGTTGGCCGTTCGCCAAGCAAGTAGACGATCCCGGCCGTCTGCGCGCGGTCTGCCACGGCCACGCATCCCGCTACTCCGGCACGGACCGGACACGGCCCCTGCCCTGCGCTGAGCAGTCGAGCCCGAAATGGCAGATCGTCTGCTGCATCCTCTCCGTTAGCTTTCTTCGTCCACGCGAGTCGCGGCTTCTGCCACTGCCCGGTCTCGTCCTTGAAGTGCAGGTCGGAACCGAACACGGTTCGATGCTTGTCGCCACCAAGCCTGTACGTAGCAGAGTCTCGCGTGCGCAGGCTCACGATTTCCTCTGGCTCGTCTTGTGGCTGGCCGAGCGCTCGATGCACAGCAAGTGCCACCAGCCCTCCAAAAAGAATGGCAAGCACCACAGTAGCCACAACATTTCGGAACTGGACTTCACTCACCCTCTACCTCAAAAGTCCAAATTCCGGCGTCGCGGCCAGCTTCGAGCATTCGATTTTGATTTTCTTCTAACGTAGATATTCGAGAGTGAATATATTCAGCTTCTGCTGACGTTGCATCTCTAAAGCTTTCGAGAGAATCTGAAGTATCAGAACACGAAGCCAAAAAAATTAAACAAATTGTTGCTAAACCAAGAGCTAGTCGCAAGTAGTCAATTATATCTGAATTCCATAAAAGTTCTAGCTCTAAGTAGAAAGCGACAGTTAGACCGGCTTTCTCGCTTTCACTATCGGAGATGGAGGCCCCTTCCTCGACGTAGATTCGCAATTCGTCTCCATCATGCAATCCAACAGTGCCGCCTTCAGTCAAAGTTCGCGTAGTTGTAGCTGATATGTTTGAGTAACCAGTAATATCAGTCCACTCTGCATCGTCTCTCGTACGTCGCTGTACTCTAAACGTTGCAGTGCCGGATCCTCGCACGACGTGTTCAATACGTCGAAGTCTCGCCTTGTGCCCCTCGGCAACCGGAATGAAAATAGCCTGAGAAGCATAATCGGCCGGATTGCCGACGAGCAGCAAGGACCGGCCGTGCTGGAAGGTCAGAGCGCTCATCAGTTCGTCTCAATCGTCTTCACCGTACCGTTGGAAAAACGAATTTTCAGATCCCCATCGGCTACGTCGACGTAGATCTTATTGAAACCGATAATGTCCGTTGATGGAGCAGTCATGGCAGGAATGGCAATACAACCATTCACCTGACAGGCCACCGTCGAGTCAGGATTGATTCCAATTCCGAGACGACTGCTGATCCGAGCGGATTCGCCATCGAGGATGAGCCGATTGTTGGTCCCGACCGTAGACGACTCAGAGACAACGAACTTGTCGCCGTCGCTGTTGTCGATTCCTACACTCCAACTTTTTGTTCCTGACAAAAGGAAGTGAATGAAAGAATCGCCATCATTATCGTTCTCAATTTGCATCCAAGCATTCTGCCCAGAAGTGTCACGATACAGATGCAAAAGCGACGTAGGAGTCAGAGTTCCAGTTAAAATTGTTGTGTCACTCTCCGGACTCAAAACCAACGTACTTCGCAGAAGGTTTGCGGGAGTAACCGAAGTCATTGGAGCATAGTTTTCAAACAAGCCCCAAGCCCCATAATCTACACTTCCTGCCGCATCCACGTTGGTGCCAAAAGAGATTGCTTTGATTCCGATAGCTGCACCACCAGAACCAGAAGGCGAGTGATCAACGCTAAATATGCCACCCTGAAGCCAGCCAACGTCCCCTTCGTTATTGTTTGTGATTTGTGAGCTACTTGCGGCTATTGAGCCCCAAGTGCCAACCGAGTCTTGCAAGAAAACGTAGCTTAACAAACCAAAAACACTTTGACTGATACCCGCAGAACAATCACTAGTGGCTTGAACTTGAAATCTACCACCATAAAGTTGATAGGCCCATGTAGATGACAATTCAATGTTTTGAACAACATCCAATGATCTTGCGATTGCCGTGCCAGAACCAGTATTGGTAGACGGAGTAATCGTAACGTACCCACTGTAATCGTGGGTCATACGAGAATCAGCCGTGATTTGTGGTCCAGTGCCATACTGCTTTACGATAGAATTGGCAGTGAACGTGCCAACATTTCGTGGCGTTAACCAGTATTCTGTTGCAGTCTCAAACTGAGCGTTGATCCAGCCAGTTGATCCGCGATACAGCCGGACGGCCGAGTTTGGATTCACAGGCGTAGTCGCAGCGTTTGTGATCCACTCCAAAGCAACAGTCGATGTGTCACAAATCAAATTCGCACGAAGAACGTTGTCCTCTTTGAAGGCAATCGCAACAGCATTGTCGGCCGTGTCAATCGTAAGCTTTCCACCACTCGGTCCACCGTATGTTCCGGAGAAGTCGAAGTTTACGCTGCCACCCTTGACGCGCAGAGCTTCTGTGCCACCAGTATCAGCTACCGTCAGTGCCGGATTGCCTCCCGCTGCAACAGAAATGCTTGCCGTTGTCGAAGTCAGTGCGAGGGTAGATGTTGCAACCCATGAAGATCCGGACCACCGCAAAGTATCATTGGTAGTTGCAGATCCGGGAACTGACCCACCGCCTCCGGTGCCAAATGGACCGATAACGGTGCCACCGGAAAGTTTGCAGTAAAGCCCGTCAGAAAGGGCGTAAAAGTATTGATAGCCAGGATCAGGATTGCCAGAAGGTGACGCCGAACGTTCTACGATTACAAATTCATTGGTGGCATTTACTGCAAACTGAACTCCAGCAGTGTTGGTGAGAAGCAAAGTTTCCGCAGTTCCATTGTTCACCAAGGCCATCAAAGGTGCAGCGTCGGAAGTGCTCGAATTGTAGAACACAGCTACTGGAGATAAACCAGCACTGCTAGTCTTAACAGCAACGATCGCTTGCCCATCTCCAGTGGAGCAAGCAATGGCTTCACGAGAGGAGGAAAAAGCAAAAAGCCCGCGACAAGTATCCGTGGCGTAAAAATAGCCTGCGTGAGTGCCAACGGAGCTTTGCACATGTAGAGCTGCATTTTTGTTGATTATAGCGTCATTTTCAATGTTTACAACACCGTAAGTATTTGTCGTGTAAATTTGAAGCCGATTTTCTGAAGCATCAACAAAAAATAGTGGATCGGCGGCTGTGTCAGCCCAGATTTTGAAATCTACGGTTGCCAACTGCTCAGGGTTGATTTCAAACAGACTGGTAGTAAACTTTGCTAGACTGGTAGTACCAGACAGAAAGTTTAGCAGCGTTCCACCAGACGTAGCTTGCTGAAGATGTAAAACAGGACCACCGGAGGATCCAAGTTCTGTTGCAAGAAAAACAGGTTCTGCCGTGGAAAGTGACGAGTTTCGCGAAAATCGCCCTGCACGTCCACTTGCAGCTCCAACAGCAAAGATGCAATCCGTAGCAGCAGACGTTGCATAGATTGCATGGCCGCCAACTGTTGCTGCTTGTTGGAGAAACAAGCAAGCTTGAGTCGTAGCGTCCATCGTAGAAATGAACAAACGATAGATCGACGAAGGCTCAGCTCCCATCCCGATTGAGTTGTATCCGGCGTCAATCGAAAAGAGATAAGCGTTTGTGTCGCCTTCAATGCGAAAATCGTAGTCTGCTCCGGAATCATTGATTACCGTGTTCCGATCCGGTTGTCGCAAAACGTATTGTTCGTGATCATCCACATCTAAATTTAGCAGCGATGAGTGATCACTCGTTCCACCACCTGTGCCTGCATCCCACGTTAAATTTCCAGATCCGTCAGTTTTTAAGTAATAATTTGCTGTCGGTCCTGCACTGGGCCAAGTGTATGTGTACGAACCAGATCCAGTATACTTGTGTCTTGAATAGCCAGAGCCTGCAACATTATACAGAATCAAATCTGCAAGCTGAAGATCGCCAAACCCTGTGTCGCCATCCGTAATCTTTAGCTCACCAGTATTTCCACGAATCAATCCAATATCTGGGAATCCGGAAGCTACACTGCTCGAATTGTTGAACAAAATTTCAACAGCGTCAGCAAGAAGCATTCGCCCATTGCTGCCACCAATATCGATACGGATTACCGGCGTTGCAACAAGCTTTATGTCTAATCCTTGAACATTCGTTAAGCTCCAAGATCCAGTAACCACTTCAGGAGAAGCCAACCGAGCCAAAATCGAGCCATCGGCAATGTCAGCTTCCTGAATTGCACGAAAGGCGGCTGCCGTAGAACTGGAGGCAATCAGTGCATGGTTGGCTGTCAATCCTGTGTAAGACAGTTTGGAGTGAGCCAGCGAATTTAAGCTAGTATTTGAATGTTTGTGTCCGGGGTCTACGCTAGACGAATTTTTAAGGAGGTAGTCTAAACTTGTGGTAACAGCAGAACTGTTGACGCCAACCTTGGTTTGCAACGCAACAATCGCATCTTGGGGATCGTTAATGTGTTCAGCCAGAATTTCAGTTCCACCCGGATCATTAACTTTAGTGGAATAACTGTCAATCGTAGTGGGAAAATTGGTTGCCATTTGTTTTACTCCAGTATTCCCGCGGTCTTGCTGATCGTGCAGATAACGTACAAATCGTTACCACCGGGTGTTGTGCTGCCAACACTTGTCACATCCAACCGAAGAACGTCTCCAGCGTTTAGCTCCAAAGCTGTAACCGATTCATTGATATATTTTGAGCCACTGGCGATAGTTGCTGTTCTAGTAGCATCAACAACATCAGTTCCATCCGGAGGCGAAGTAAGCTCCCCGGGCAATCGGGAAATTCGTACTGTCAGGCCGGAACCAACAGGAGCAGTGAGAACTCGTGCTCTAATGTTTGTTAAATATCCACCACGATCTAAAAGTCTGCCCGCGTAGTTGTCCGTTACAGTTAGAGAGCCCTGAACCATGAACACTACCGTTGGAGGTAGTAAGTTTTCGTCAACGTAGCCTTTTGTGGCTATCTCCATAGAATCGGAGGGTTCATCGTCCATAGTGAACTGCTCTAAAGCTGTTCGGTTGCCCCCAGTAAGTGAAAGCTTAGCATCGAGTAAATCTTGGAAGTCTTCAGTTGGAGTTCCATCACTTGTAGCTAGATCAATCCAATCCGTCCCATCCCAAACTTTTAGAATCCACGGTGACGAGGACGTGTCCCACCACATCGTTCCGTCTACAAAGTCGATTTCAGGGGTAATATTTTCAGGAGACGTTGGCCCGGCAAACAAAGAATAGCAAGACTTCAGAGCATCAATGAGCATTGACGCAAAAGCGTCGCCATTCAAACTTTTGTCTAAGGCTGTAGAGTTTTGAGCCATTAGTACCCTCTAGCAAACCATTCGACATCGCGGGAAACGTAAGAGCCAAATACGTCTAGCACCCTGACATCAAATGATGATTCCGTAACGTTCGCTACTTGAGCCCGGTCGCCTACATTCGCATCCTGAACCGAAACTACGATTTTTGGATTCGAATTGAATGTGAAACCTGTTCCATAGGCTACCGTAACATAGGCACCAGTGGCGGCTATTGTCGTCACTGTGCCTGTTCGGGTTACGTCTGGAACGTCGGCTGTCCATCTGAATTTCGAGAGTATCGCGAATATGTTAGCACGTTTGCTTTGAAGCCTGAAGCGAACTTGGAAGGCGATTCCCAACAAAGCGACAGGCGAGGCCATGGATGACCAAGGATTCCATTTTGCAAGTAGTCCTTGTCCCCTAGAGGAGGCAGCTCCATACGGAATTGTCTCCTCGATGTAGATGATTCCCCGGTCTCCGGAAAATCCGGCAATGGTGAAAGTGCCATTCAGCTCGAAGGCATCAAAGCCAGATACCTCGATTGAGTCTCCAACTTGGAAGCCCTCGTCAAATGAATCTCCGTAGATGAAGAATCCGGTTGCAGGATTGAAGTACAGATCACCGGAAAAAAATGTTGATGCAGCTCTAACTTGAGGTTCACCTTCAACAAACTCTGCCACACTAGTTCTTCCGATTTGACCAACTGTCTGAATTTGCTCCAGTTCAGAAAATCGGGATGTGGGTAGAGCAATCAAATCAAAGTCTGAGCTGAACGAGATAACTTCGTTTGAAGTTAGAATCAAAGTATTATTGGCTGTTGGGTAGTAGAAGCCTTCCTGATTGGGATAACACTTTACGTATCCCTCAGGTGTAACTTCAAGGTTCACCAAACCATTGTACGTCAGAGCTACCTCTGCAAGTTTTCTGACGTTGTAGTAAGGTAGTTCAAGATTTTCATTGTGAAATGCAATCTCGTCGATCACACCCTCGAAGTAGTTGGAGCCTTTTCGGCCAATCCAAAGCATATCAATATCTGGATCCCCAAGTTCTGAAGCTTTATCGAATCCAAACGTATACAGACCAAATCGTCGTCCATTCAAGTAAACAACGAAGAGGCCTCCCCAACTAGAATCGTGGCTTGCGAAGAAGTGATACTTTCTGTCCGCTTCGATGACCACATCAGAGATGACGAATTCATGCTTTGTTCCTGATTCATCGTAAGCATCGACTGCCAAATTATTCGAAGCATTGACCCTGACGTACAAAGCAACCTTAGAGCCACCGTCTTGAAAAATGTAAACAAGAGGATCTTCAACGTCTTCCCGATGTCGCCGAAAAATAAAGGAAATGCTTTGGTAGTCTTCGTTAACTAAAGTGCTTGAAGGCCAACCCATATACATATACTGATTAACGCCATCAAAAATTCGTGCGCCGTCGTCGTCGTTAGAAATCAGCGACGACGTTAGCGTCAACTCTGTTGGGTCCATCAAGCCACGAAGTCCGTTACCAGAAACTTCGGGAAGATCTAACGTACCACGTTCGGCCAACTCAATAAATATAGAACAAAAGTAACTTTCTATGAAGCTATAGTAAGCTTTTGGATCTGAAATAAAGTTTCCCGTTGCAGCATCCCACAGCGATTGAACAAGGGCTAAATTATTGAAGTTGTAGATTGTGTGATACGAAAATCCAAAAGCATATCCGGAAAAGTGATCAGTAAAATCAGAGTTGCTGCCGATGATAATTGTTCCGTCTTGAGGCGTATACTCAACATTTTCAAAAGCTTTTACAAGGGAGGAACTCACGTAGATTTCTAAACGCTTTGTGTTTCCATTGTATGAGAACACAAACATATAGAAAGGAATTGATCCTGGAACATTCTTTGGCAAGCCAAGCCCGGAAAGTATTCCCGTAGAATGAGTTACAGAGTCGCTATCGGTAAAGCTTATCCCAGAAACTGAATCATCGAAGTGAAAAATCTCGCCCCCGGGGAGTGAAAAAAGCGGGCCCTGTGCTGTGTCAGAAACCCAAAGCACAAACGTCCACGAAGGAGACATTTCCACATTTGGCAGCTCTATGTGCAAACCATTTGCGGGAAGCGAAAAGTTATCAACTTTCAAACAGTATTGGTTTGTCAGAGAAAGCGGGGCTCGGGTAGATCGAAACTGAATTTCTGCCAAACCACCATCAACAACGTAAGCTCCAGATGGATAGGAGCCCTGTGTGATTCTATCGTAGACTTCGGGAAATTTTCTTGGAAAGTTACCTAGTCTTTGATACAGAAACACATCAAAACTTTTAATTAGAGACTCATAGTCACACGATCCGGAATCAGCCGAGAATGGGATTTCTGTATTCGAAACAAAAATGTTTTCAATAAAAGCTTCCGAGTTTTCAATCGTAACTGAAGACTTTGGACCGTATCTTGAGGGACGACCAGCAACGTCTGCTTCAGTAGCGTCAACCGGATCGCCACAGCGAATTGCTATCAGATAAATGCCGTCTCCCTGAACTACGGCACGCTTCTCTCGCGTGTAGGCAATGGGAGAAGCAACCGACCAGAGAGCCGTAAGATCATCAGGGTCCAAATCTGGATAGATGTCTAGCAGAATGCTTGGAAGCTCAAGAGGAGCTTTTCGAATTTCGTAAATTTCGTCTGCTAGAATAACATCCTCAGGATTCCACGTCAGAACAAGTTCGCGTCTACGAGCTGCCGCTGCGCTGAACATGAACGAAAAGTTATTGACAGCGGGAACACCTTTGCAAAAAACATCTCCAGTTACACGAAAATAATGGGTGGGAACATCAGACTCTAGCTGAACGTTTACGCCATAAATATTGTAGCTCAAAAACTTGAATTGTAGATTCCGCTCAGTCAAGGCTCTAGTAACTTGCATCTTCAAAATATTGGTTTGTGCCTCGAAAAAGAAGCCAAGGGATGCGAAGTAACTTCCGACGCGAACAGGTGCTGGCGTAGTTCCAAAAGCGCTGCGATAGACAGGGCTAAGGTCGTAAGTGTTTCGTCCGCTAGAGTCGGTGGATACTAGAGTGGCTGTTTCGTAGGAAACAATTTCGTAGTTTCCTGCGAAGCCTAAAAAGTAGGGATTCCGAAACAGTGCAGCGTCTTCTTGAGAATAGTTGGAAAGCTGAACGTTTGGACGCGAAAGAGTAACTCTCAAAGGATCATTCGTGCGAGTAACCGTACGAGTACCAACCGAAAATTGTTCCGTCGACGAGGTATATGCCGTTGTAACAGTACCAATCTGTGTTGCAGCGTTTCTGACATTGCCGATGTATCGGAAGGTCTCGCCACCGTCTTCCGACATCAAGACACGCGCGCCACCCCAGTTTCGGTTACTGGATGTACCCATCAACCAGAAAGAGAAAAAGCCTTGAGCCAAGCGATACGTAGGTTCAAAGATCAAGGCTACTTGAACATTTCCCGGGTCAGCTAGAACATCGGGAAGATCAAATTCAGGAGGTTGGTGTTCGTATACAACCTCAGTACCAATGTTCGTGTGGTACTCTTCGAATTCAAATTGAAGTTTTCCGTCTTCAGACTCTTCGATACTTTTTACACGAACAAGAGTTTCAGATTCCTCAAACTCGGCATGAGTAAGTGTTACAAAGTCTTCTGGATCCAGCAACACAAAGCGCCAGCCAAGAATGGCAGAGTATCGATTCTTCTGTGTCGTCTTTTGTTGCGCGATAAGTGTTAAAGCCCGACGCGCCACTGTTCCGTCGCAAAAAACTTTTCCATCAATGCTAGGCGCGTCTCGTCTTCCGATAGTCGCTACGCTGGCTTCGTCCGTGTATTCAACAGTGGCACTGGAATAGTCCAAAGCCCTGTCGGAAAAGTCCATCGTGAAAACATTGTAAATATCTTCGGCTGCCGTTGAAGATTCTCGGGAGAATGATTCAGACTCAAAGTCGTCCTCATCCAAAGAATAGATTACTTCAATTTCTCCGTCAGAGTTAAAAAATTGAGGGACATATCTCCGAGATCTTGCGTACAAAATGTTTGAATACTGGGGAGTGAAATCATACTGAGCAGGAGAATCCGTTTTTGGAATTATTTTCAGAAAGCCCTGTGTGAAAACTGCATCAGAGTTTGTTGCCTCAAGGATCTCAGAGATTATTGACAACGTAGTAACTTGGTCATCAACAAGTAAATTTACAGGCAAGTCGTATGCTAAAACAAAGTCTGAATACTTTGAAAAGCTTCCAAAATGCTGAAGCATTTGTGGCACAGAGCCGTAGATCGGATTCCCGGTAAGAAACAAAATGACATCAGATGCGTCAACGCCAATGACGTCGCCAAGTGTGTATTGTGTAGCTGGCGTAATCAAAAGATCAGTTGTTGCTAAACCTTCAGCCTCAAAATTAAAATTTGGCATCTGAGGCTGATTGGAAAGGAAAATCGCAGATTTTCCAAAGTAAGCGGTGCGCTTGTATGCCAAGGGAAGCGAAGGGGGTGGAAACCACAGAACGCTAGCCCAAGGCAATGCAAAGCCAACACCAATAGTTTCGTTGTATGGGGTTTGCTCGTTGGTGCCTCTGGCATAAAAAAAGTCAGTGCGCCCGGCTTCTGTTTCCACGAACGCATCAATGATTGAGTTTTCTGTTAGGACAGACTCAAGATTTGGATACTTCAAAATATAGCCGGAGCTTGCTTTCCAAATTAAGCGAAGACGACGAATCGGCCCCTCGCAAAGGCCCACCATTGCACTGACGATGTATTCTTCCTGAGTCGATGATGGAGTCCCACCAAACACAGGCTTTTCGACATCACCAATCAAGTATGACTGAGCATTGGCAATCCAGATAAAGTTTCCGGAAAGCCGTGTTCGCCCAAAAACTAAGGCAATAGGTCGACCAAGAGCCGAAGTCGAAATTTGAATTCCGGAAGGCTTTGGTGCTTCTGAAGATACGGGCGAGCTAAACAGTCCACTCATGAGGCACTCTCGGGGCCCAAATTGAATCCAACGTACACGAAGGAATTCGCGTGTATTCAGATTCAATTACACACTTAATGTTTTGGTATGCGTGAATTACTCGCGGCCAATCGGAAACCAAAGCGCCATGTGTTGCTCTAGCACGATCGCTCTTATGAGAAAGTTTAACGTTGAAAACTACAACGTCCCCCGGTGCGGGCGTTGTGTAGTCGGCTTCATCACAAAGCGAAGCAATGATTTTTCTGTATAGTTTTTGACCACGAAGTAGCATTCCAATGCCTTCCCGATACGGCTGTATGGGAAGGTCGCCAATCAGCCCAACATTTTGGTATACACGAACCAGCAAATATGCGCAGTCAACGCCGGAACCTTTTACGCCAGCACAAGCGTGATACGGAGTTCCCAACCAAGAGCGCGCTTCTGAAACAAGAAGCGGACGAACGGCATGGTCACGAGCACAAGTCATACGATCGCAACCATAGAATCGTTGGGTGGCGTCAGAGGAAAACCACGAAAGTTTGCAGAGTTGTTAAATTTAGAACCACAGGTTTCCAAACGTTTGTCACAACCCGGATAAAAGTATACCAGAGTTCCATGTTCCGGTTTTGACGGCAGAGGAGAAGCAAGCGTTACTCGGCCAGCGTCGCTTGATTTTATGGGTCGGCGCAGACCACGCATAAATCCATCACCAATTTCAATGTAGCCCAACGTGAAGAAATCTGCGCGAGAAGGAAAGCCAACAAACTGTGTACTTGGATACAAAACAGTTTGTGTGCTTGAAAAAGTTATTCGCTTTGTCCTGACGTGGGATTCACGAGCAACCCCACACCCAGTGCCGTACAATTCCCAGCCACAACCTGCCCGATACAAATTTCGAGGCGTAGGAGCTTCCAAAAGAGCCAGAACGCTTTTCACTTCCAGCTCTAGCCTACCGGGACTTGATTCAACAGTATTTACAAAACCGGAAAACCTTTTAAGCGTTCCAGTCATCGGAAGTATTGGGCCGTGTGTTCCAACTTGAGAAATATCAAAAATAACAGGAGACGGAGTTTCCCCTTCTGGAGCAGGCCAAGCAGGATTCGGAGGAGAGAACGCTCTGTATAGGTCTACGGTTGCATTCTCTAAGTAGTGGCCTTTGGCTGCCGCCATGTAGGAAATACCAAGGGATGAAATTGTATCCTCTAGCGTTGGATACATAATCATTTGAAGCGAAGAAACTTCAAGTCCTGTCTTTTCCGAAATCACTGAGCGTTCGACTGGAATGGAAGATTTTACGGAAAACACGATTCCTGTGCGCGCGGCATAATGGCGAAGGATAGTGGTTTGAGACAGAGGATATGGATACACAGCAACATGAGCCATTCGTCCAACAGCTCTGAGGCTTCCAGAGCCACCAAGCTCAAATGTTGGATCCGTATCTAGTAAATGTTCTTCAATGCCAGAAACTGACTGACAAAGTTCGCCATCCAAGTACAGAGACAGGGTGTATCCATCCCAAGTACAAACGATATGGTGCCAAACACCAGAAGTAGCCTTAGCAATATTTCCGATCACCTTGTGTGTGGCCGCAAGAGTGTCTGCCACAGAAAAATGAAAGCCCCCGTCACTCAGAGGGTCAGTATCCCACCATAGCTGGAAAAAGCCATTCGTGTTTCTGAGTAACAAGTTATCCAAAGCGCCACTTGGTTCTGAGTTGGCATAGAACCAACACTCATAGGAAAACGCGCGAAGAACTCTGAATTTTTGTTCTTGTCCTAGAGTGAACGAAGTATTCGGAGAAAGCTTAAAATTCCCGTCAAAGTCAATGCTTGTCTCGGAGGAGTAATCACCATCCGAAATTGGGGAGGTTGCTGAATGTTGAATCGTTCCAACTACACTTAGGTTGATTCCTCCCGGTAGCTCATCTGTAGCCCAATCATCAACGTCAGGAACCTTGCTCAAGGGATAGTAAGCTATTGGGTGATCCCCGATAATCACATCACGATAGTTTTGACGAATACTGACGTCTCCGGATACGAGCAAAATTTCTTGCCCTGAAACCAACAAAATGCGATACAAGTCCGCCATGAAGAAATCATTGTAGTCGGATCCTGTAAGTAAGGAAACAAGTTTTCTTGAAGCTAACTTCATGGCTTGACCGAGATGAGCTTTATTTCGCCAGAGCGCCAAACTTTGGGAAGTAGTTGTGTCACAGTGTATTCGTTTTCGTCGAATCGCACACGGTAGTAGAAGTCACAGCTTACAGTGATTAGTCCTACGGGGGAGGAAGTAAACGTTATGATTCCATTATTTTCCGTCCAGTTTGTGTTTACAACAGGACCAGTGCCGGGATCTACTTTAACAACCAAGCCACCAGCTCCGGGGGTTCCACCATCCTTTATCTCGTAGATTGGCTCGACATTGAGCGAGCCCATTGTTCTTACGATTTGGAACTGAGGATTTGTTCCAGAACCGTCCCATGTAGCGATAGGCTGATCCGTCAAAGTTTTATCATGAGTATCTTGAAATAAAAAAGTTTCAAACGAGCCCTTGTGCAAAGTGTAAAAGCCCAAGATCGCATCAAGCTGACGCCCGAGAGTCGCGTCATCATAGAGTACGGGGAAGCGAACCGTGAAGTGCCATACCGGAAAAACAACTTCGGCGATTCTCGATTCCCGAAACGAAGATGCACGATGCACCTTGGTGGAGAATTCTGGGTACTTTGAGTTGCTCCAAGAAAATTTATTCTCTAGAGAAACTCCAACAGGCGGAAACACACGATCGCTCATCTTGTTTTTCCAGCAAAATTCCGTGCATCAGGATTAAACTTTCTATATTGATTCCTAGATGCGCGAATAATTGCAGATCCATTTTGATTGACAAACTTCTTTACATCCTTGGAATCCCAAGCTTGAATTATCACAGTCGAAGGCCCAGACTCAGAACGTTGAGTATCGTATACATCAAACTCAGGCCGAACGACCGACTTTTCCGTAATCAGTCGACGAAGACCACTGGAGATTTGAGGAGGCAGGACCATCTCGCCCTTGTGGGCCATGAGCAGAGTGTCCGATTCCAGAAAAGCCCCTCGTCGAGCTAGAGGTGCAGCACTGAAGGAGGAGATCGCAGCAGAAACAGCTCCGGCTGCCGCTATTGCAAGCGCAGGACCAACATAGGGAATACCAGCAACCGCAGAGGCAGCTTGAGCAATGGCAGCCGACCGTGCAGCTAGAGCTAACGTTATGAAGGCTGCTGCCAACGCTGCAACGGCAGCAGCAGTAGCCAACAAAACTGGGACTAGAATTGGAATGGTGGCAGTCATAACCGCAGTGAACGCAAGCATCAGAGGCAAGGCTACTAGGAGGCCCAAAGCCATCAGTGAAAAACCAACTCCTGCCGTAATCGCTGCGAACCCAACAACAAGAGATACGGCAGCGAGAGCTGCCATCTTTGGAATCAGTGTAAGTGATGTGGTCAAACCAGCAGTAAGCTTTGCGGCCTCTCCAGTTACAAAGGCGACCACTTCGGACATTTTTGCACCAATAGAAGTTGCGGCCTCCTCGGCGGCGATTCCCTGACGCACGCCAGAGCCAGCGGCCGTGGCAGAAGACTTCGCGCCTTCCCCTGCTACAGTAATGCCAGTTTCGGCAGCCTTAAAGCCAAACAGAGAAGCAAGCATTTCACTTTGAGCCAAAGCAGAAATTGCTTGGATCTTCAGCCAACCTATGGCTGCCTGTATGGCTAACTGAGCCATGGTGTTTATCCAAGACAAAACTAAGTTCTTCCCTAAGTTTCGGAAGGCGTCTTCGAGCGTTAGAGTTCCTGTGATTATGCCTTCGACAGATTGGTTGAAGGTACTCGTTATCGCCGAACTTGTTGCGTCAAAAAGAGAACCAAAGCCTTCAAGTGTAGAGCTAAAATTTTGTAAAGCATCGCGTTGGTCTATCCAAGATTGGCGAGTATCGGCACCAACATTCTTGTTCGCGAAGCTATCCTGAATAGCTTTATTGTAAGCTTCGGTATCGCTTTTAAGCTTTTGAAGTCCGTCACCCGATTGTCCAAAAACGTCTAGGCTGGAAGCAAGTGATTTGTTTAAGTTTTTCGTTATGTCTTCAAGCTTTTCGTAGCCCTCTTCTTCTTCAATAAGCTTTAACTGAACACGTAAAAACTTTAACGAAGTTTCCAAATCTCGAATCTGGTCAGCCGTTAGCTTGGCACGATACTGTTTGTCCCTCAAAGCTTTTTCAAACTCGCCAATAACAGCCCCGACTCGTTCTGAAGTCTTTTCATAAACGTTTAAGCCGTAGCCTATTTCACTCAGACCTCTGGAGAGTTGGTCTGTAGCATTGTCAAACGCTCTGAAAGAAGCGGCCCAAGCTTTTACTTGTGCGTCATCAACACCACGAATCTTAGACAAAGCAATTACGGCATCGGAATACGCAGAAGCCTTTGCTTCGTTTACATCAAAAATTTCGCCTAGTAAAGTTTGTCGAACTTCAACTTCTCTCAAAGCTTCGTTCAGTCGCTCAAAAACTCTAACGTCTTCCTTGACCTCAGATTTAAGCTCTTTCTTCGCTTCCTTCAGCGACTCAATTTGATTTGACAAAGCCAAGAATCGTGCTTGAGCATCCTTGACTGCACTGTCACTTAGGTCTACTAAATTTTCTTCGTAGATCCTCAACTCTTCCGTAACATTACTTAGTTGTTGCTGAAGAGCTTCAAGCTGAGTTGTAGCGGGGATGTACGATACTTTGGAGCCAGCCAATCGCCCCTGTTCTTTTGCCGTCAGATTAAGCTGAGTTCTAACGCTATCAAGAGAAGAAGAATATTCATCGCCAGAAACAACCAGAACGTCCAACGATCTTCGTAAAGCTTCAACACGAATTCTAGCTGCCCCAGCAGTGTCACCAAATTTAGCCTGAATTAGAGCTGCCTTCGAAAATTCCTTTGACAGGTCTCTAAGAGCACCAGCCGCATCTTGGCTTTGAAGAATATCATTTATGGCTGTGATTATGCCACCAAGCTCAGGATCCTGTAACGCTGCACTCAGGTTCTCTTCAGACGCTGCAAGTTTATCAATGAGAGTACGACCTGCTGAAGCTAGCGCACCTTCAAGGTCAAAATCTTTTATTACTGATGCTTGGTTTGCGATAACTTCAAGCTCTCTGCGATACTCACCAAGGGCAACAAGTCCACCTTCACTCAACTCAAAAGCAGATTCTAAGCTTTGTTTGATCTTACGCGAGCCTCCGGTAATTTCGTCTACCACGTCAGGCATTATGGATGACATGACGGAAAGAAAAGTTTCTGGGCCGAGCGTAAAAATATCCATTGGAGACAAATTTAGATTTTCAAGAAAAGATTGTCCCCGGCCCATATTCTCAGATAGCTGCTCTAGCGAAGCACTGCCACGAGAAGCGGCCACGCTAAAGTTTTCGTAACCATTAGCTACAGCATAAAGTTGAAGTTTTAAGTCATAAAGTTGTTCGGTTTGGAACTGAGTGTCAGAAGCAAACTGCGAACCAAAAACTATGTGGCGTGCTGCGGTTCTGAGAAATCGAGTTAGAAAACTGTCGTTTTCGTTCACAGCCATGCCAAATTCAGCAGCGGCAATTCGTGCTCTAACAAGACGCTCTGCAAGTTGCCCAGTTCCGGTTGTGATTGCTGCAAAAATTGCGGCAAGGGCTGCAAAAACGGCAATGGTCGATAAAATTGCGGCAATACCTGCTGCAATGACAGTAAGACCTGTGGCAACAGCCGCAGCGGCAGCCGCAACGCCACCCATGACAACAACCATAACAGCAAAAGCAGCCGCAAGGATTCCAACTAAAACTGCGAGTGGTAATATTTTTGCAAAAGATACAGCAAACTTTTTAATAAAACCTTCAGACTGTATTGCCGATTGTTGCATGTCTCCGAAAGCAACCAACAGGTCTCGGATGCTGTCAACAATGGAAGTTAATATCGGAAGGAGTTCCAATCCTAGGATAACTTTAAGGCGCTTAAAAGCATTCGACAAACGGGTAACTGAGTTGGTAAATGTTTTGAACTGTAAATCAGATTCACGAAGTAAGTCTTTTTCAGACTTAATCGCGTCTTCAGCATTTTTAATATTTTCTCGAAGTTTGTCCATGGCACCTGCTGTATTAAGCAGAGCCATACGAACACGAACGTTTGTGAAAACGCCACCAAGAGCTTGAAGCGTTGGAAGTGCGCCACTGGCCCGATGTTGTAAGTTATCCAATCCCTCCAGAAAATCGATAAAGCCTTTGCTTGGGTCTGAAGCAAAAATTTTCTTGAAAGATTCCCCGGTATCATAGCCAGCAGTCTTAGCGAACAATTCCAGTTTTGCTGAAGACTTCGATACTGCCTGAGAAATTTCAGCAAAAACCGACGACATTGCCGAACCACCAGCTTCGACAAGAACACCGGTTTCCGACATTGTTGCAGCTAGGGCTAAAACAGTGGAGTCTGTAATGCCCACCTGCGAAGCCGCAGCGCCCATCCGAAGCGCCATTCTTAAAATGTCGCGCTCGGTCGTTGCTGTAGTGTTTCCTAAACGGACGATGGCCGAAGCCAACCGAGGAGTGGATTCCTCCGTACGCCTAAGAACAGTGGTTAGCTTAGCCAACGCTGTTCCGGCTTCCGTTGCGGAAATGTTTGTAGCTACACCAAAACGAATCATCGTTTCGGTGAGCTTTGGAATGAAGGCTGCCTTTACGTCCAACTGCCCAAGAACCGCTGCAACCCCTGTAATTTCTCGGTTGCTTACTGGCAGATCAGTTGAAAGCCGTAAAAGTTCTCCACGAAATGCTTCGAGGCCAGACTCAGAAAACGAGTCTGCGGTTGTTTTCTTTACGCGAGCAAATTGTTGCTCAAATCTAGCAGCTTCTGAAACACTGCTCTTTAGCGCAAACGCAATACCAGCAATCGAAGCTGTGCCAGCTACTGCAACCTTTCCCAATGGAGTTTCAAGGGCTTTTTTGAAGCTGGTGCCGACTTTCTCAAGCACCTTGAAAATATTTTCAGCTCGTAGGCTTATCTTGAGAAGTAGTCCACCAGTAGTTAGAAGGCTCATTTAGTACACTCACAAATTTTGCATCGCTTGTTTTCGTCGTTTGTAATCCAAACGAGCTTTGAGCGTATCAATCTTTGACACATTCTCCTGTGCAGTGGGTTGGGGTTTCCATTGTCGTAGAAGTTTCTTCGGAGACATGCCCTTCTTGACGTGTGGTGATATGATTGTGGCGCAAATTAGGGCCCTATCGTGTATCCGATGATCTTCACGCCAGTTGAAGCCCTCTAGCATATCTGAAAGCTCCCCGGGCGTTAAGCGATAAAACTCCCAAGGTTTCAATGCAAGTGGACCATAGGCAGCAGATTTTGCTTTTTCTATCCACGCTGCAAAGGTTTGGGGGAGACTCAGGTTTGAGTCTCCCCCTTCGGAGGGATCACGTCAGATTCCTCACTGTCAGCTTGCTGCACCCGAATCACACCGGAGGAGTTCAGGGCTCGCGAAACAGGCTCCATGAGACCTTCGAGAGATCCGCCCTTCTCAATGAAGGTTTCGATAAGGTCCCCAACCCGTTCGGGAGTAAGCCTTTTATCCTCCCAACGAAGACCAGCCCAAAGAAGGCCGCGAATGGTGAGGAAACCAACGCGGCCTTCTTCAAAAATTTGAGCTGGACCGATCCCGAGGTGTTGTTCGAGATCGGCCAGCGCATTGATGGAAAATCTGAGATTTCGAGGCTTGTCAAGCAAGTCGAAAGGTACTGCTGGAGATGGCATCTGTGTGCTCCTCTAAGTTTTGTTAGATGTTAGTAAGACGGATTGTCACCCGAAGCCAGCGTGCCCTTGGTCAGAGCGCCTACGCCAAGAATCTCGATGCTGATGATTGCGGCGTCGTCGTTAGGACCACCAAGCTCCCACGAAGTGATGATTCCCAAGCCTTCAAACTTTTCATGCGTGCTCGTTGTTCCAAGCTTGCCTTCAGGAACAAAACGCATATACAAAGTATTGGGAGAAGTGGTTGGGAGAATCTTGGTATACAGGAGATCTTGAGCCGTATCGCTGTGAATATACAAAGCTTCAGCAGACGCAGACCATTGAGCCAGACCCAAAATGTTATCCTTCCACCCGTCACTCGTGTGGCTGGAAGCATCGATGGTATCACGTTCAATAGTCAGAGTGACATCTCGAAGCTCTGCAATGTGAGAATAGGGGGCAACCCCATCCGAATCCACATACAGCATCGCTCGATACCCAGGAATTGCACTCGTAGCCATTATTACAATCCTCCCGATTAAAAATTACAGACGAGGGGCCAGAACCCAAAACTTCAAATCGGTAGTTCCACCAGCCCCAATGTCGATGTTGACTGTTCCGTCACTCTGATTGAAAGCCGCTGCGGCAAACGGCCCTGCAATGTACCTCCCACTGATAGGTACGGTGATTATCAGATCGCCTGTGCGTCCGTAAGAATCGGCTACGGATTTAACGGTAAAAGCTCGTGTGGCGCCAGCGTTGGTATTGAAAGCCAGCAGCATAATCTTGCCACTGGTGTTAACAAAATAGTTTCCGTTGGTCTCATCAGAAGATGTTTGACCAGTCTCGCCCAACGTAATATTTAGAGCCCCACCAACGCCAGCGAGAGGAACGTTAGTAATAGGAATATTTGTACGCGGCATGGATCACTCCTGAGATTTGTCGAATGAAAATTCAGATTGAACGCTAGGGCTCTCTTCAGGAGGCTCAGGATTGGGCTCTTCAGGAACAAAACCTTCAGGAATCAAGTTACCTGCTGCTACGTATTCTTCAGCTTCCTTTACATCAAAGAGGTAGAAGCAACCTTTGGAAAAAGTTTGTGAGGCGCCTCCAAACAAAATTCGAGTAAAGGCCTCTTTGCATTCGTAGCGTTTGATTTCTTCAGCCATTTATGGTCCTCCCATAGTATCCGAGTTGAAGGGTAAACAGAAGAGCGAATTACAAAGGGTCATCGGCAGCTAAGACACGGAAACGCATAGATATGTGCCGAAGATCTCCAGAGCTGCCTTGAAGTTGTTCTGAGAACTCCAGTCGAATTTCGAACTTGTAGTTATCCTGAGTTAAAACTTGTTTATCCAACAAGGTGCAAACTCGGGCACTGATTTGATCGAGAAGATCCCAAGATTCTGCGGCATCCCATGCGCTGATATACACCGTAACATACTCGATAGTTCCTGTGGACTCCCGAGTCAGCATCGGAGATGTGGACATCCTCTCAATTTCAAGCAGAGGATAGGGTGTATTCTGAGCACCCTGATTCAAAACGCGACTTTGCACCAAGGACATCAAATTGGAGTCTGACGTCAACTTGGAAAATATTGCCACTTGTAGTGGTTTGTAGGCTTTTCCCATTTCAGTCACTTCAGAAAGTTCTGGGACCACCAACTCTGCGATAGTTTTTGTAAAGAGTAGTTCGTGCTAAATTGTTTAGATGCTCAGAACTTGTATACATTTCGGCTGCTGGACGAAAAAAGGGTTTAGCTACAGTTCCAAATTTGAAAATATGCTCAGCCAAATCTTCCGGCGTCCAATTATGGTCATCGGCCCAGTTGGAAATTGCGCCAATAGGAGGCCAGTGTGGTCGACCTCCAAACTCTACAGGCAAGGCGTAGGGCGCAGTTACAGCTACTATCTTTCCGCCGTAGGCAACCTCTTTACCAGAAGCTGGAATGTCGGTTACGACGATGCTGTCCCGAAGTTGTCCAGTCCATACCGGACAGCGATTACGCGCTTCTTCAGCGATAGCTTCAGCCGTCTCTGCAACAAACGTTTTATGTGTGGCAAGCACAATTAGATCAATAACTCTTCGAAGTCTACGTAAAAAGTTATCTAGGCTTCTAACATTTTGATACGTATTCAATATGAAGAGAGATCGAGCCATTATCGAGTATCCTCGGAGCAAACCGCTTTAGCAATCTTGTTTGGAAGCTTGATTAAACTTTTAATGCACCAAACACGATCATCGGGAGTTCTGAGCTTGTAGGAAGCCTCGATAGACCTTGGGTGTTCTTCAACAAAAATATGCGACAGCTCGCCACTTTCGACAGCTCCAGCCATAAAAACTTCAGTAGGAGCTGTTATTGGAATACGATAGCCTCTTTGTGTTTCAGAGGCCTCCGCGTAAGACATAGTGAAGCCACCCATGCCATCCGATCGGGAGGATGGAATCAAAATGCCGATTTGTTGGCGTAAAAGAGTTCGTGCGCCACTCATATAACGCTCGCGTAGGAAGACCGAATCAGATGCGAAACTTTGGTCAGAACCCAAGCTGGAACCGACTTTTCGATGTACTCTTCTCTGAAAGCGTTGGAGAGAACAACAGCTTCTAGGTGAACCGATAGACCTCGCCTATGCCAATAGGCAGCCAAGTCTTTTACAGCGTCTAGGAAAGCAGGATCCGCAGTACCAATAACTGTTTGCGTAACTGCATACGTGATCGTAACGATTGAATACTCGGATTCTCGCCAAGAAAACCAAGGAGCCGGAGGGCTTTGTGGGGGAAAGAGAGTCCCCGCATCTGGAGTTAGGATGATAACGCCTTCGTTTGAGCTAATCAGATCAACGTTAAGAGTAGTCTCAGTTGTTCCCCCGAAAAGTCGGCCAACTGAAGACGTAATCGAAGAAACCGGACGATAGGTGAGTGTAAGCTCGTCGCCAAGCTGCACTCGCGTAAACGTATCCACCTTAGAGCTAACACCAGCTAGATCATACCGACAACGCCGAGCCAAATATGATTCGGCAGCATCCAATGCCGACTGAATCGAAACGTCTTCCGACGTATCCGAAGATGGCAAATCCAGTCTAGCCTTTGCGTCGTTGAGCGTCACAAGAAAAGACATTTAACTTTTGCCCTCTTACGGAAGAAGGGTGGCGGGAACGACCCAGCCACCCTTCTAACCCAGTCGATACGATTTCCTATTAGCCAACAGCCAAAACAGAAACCGTAGTTGTGGTAGCCCAATCGACCGAACCACTGTTATCCAGAGTGACCAGACCGGAAGCCCCAATCGTAGCTACACCATCCCAAGCAATGGCTGCACCCGTAGACGTTGTGTAAACATGCACGGATACAAATACGGGAGTGAATGCGAACACGAAGTGGAGATTTCCGAGGGCAACCTCAGTGGCGTCAGGAACCCGGGAGCTTTTCGCCAACTGAAGCCCACCGGCTACAGCACCCCCATAGGTTTTTGTGTAAGCCAACTCGTTGTTGGTTCCAGCCAAGGTTTCGGCACAAGTGATTTCTACAGGGCCCGGACCATCAACCTTGAGCAAAATTTCATTTGCACCAATGTCGATGGCCGTAACGGGCTCAGTTCCACTTGCATTGATTGCCGCAATGAGAGCATTCGTTGCGTTTGCGGGAGTATCATCGGCGTGGCCGGTTACAGCAATTCGGCCAGCCGTAACTCCATTCTCTGCCCGATCGAACTCATAAACATTAGAGCCAATCGTAACAGTTTGTGCATCAGCAACGTTTGCGGCAACCCGAAGGACGTTGACGGCATGAACCCCCTTTTCAATGGGGGACTTGCCTCCAGAACCAATCAGCACCGCACGCTTAGTATCTCGTGCCATATCGTTCTCCTCTCAAAGACTCACGGTTACACCGTGATGTCTACGTTAGAGGCCAGAACTGCTTCACCTTCCGGATTGGCATACTTGACGTCGAATCGAAGGGTGGGCAGGAAACTGGTGACGCCCTCTCGCGGATCACGGTAGCGCTCTACTCGGACGCGCCGATGGTAGCCAAAAACGATGTTGGAGGGATTGCAGAGCAAGCAGAACTGCGAGTAATCGATCGGCGATCCGTTGACAGTGCTGGTGCCACTCATCAGAGGAACCGAAACAATGGGAACGCCACGGAACGCGAGCCGTGCCTGCAAGTTAGCAACAAGAGCCTGATCACCGAGACCAGTACCACGCTGAGCCAGAGACTTCTGGTATCCGTCAGCAACTGCAACCGGAACATAGAGTCGAAGCTGATCGTAGTTTCGACGAAACTTAGACGGGAGAGCCTCGATCATCGTAGCGAAGAGATCATCGTAAGCCGTAATGGTTGTTGCGTCGACCTTCTGAGCCGCAGCAAAACTATCCTGTGCTTGAGCGATGATACCATTGAGCGAATCCAAGTACACCATTTCGGCAGTATTGGCATCGCCAACGCCGGGCGTCCTGCTCGTGTCTCCCTTGATGGCAAGCTCTTCGATGTCGCGCCCAACTGCTTGTGCCAACATCCGAGCAAGACGATCCGCCAGACCACCACGCTCGATGTTGTCCTCAAACAGCTCGTCCGATACCTGCATTTCGCCCTTGAACAATACGGTCGAAAGCGTCATCAAGCCGGTAGCAGGCTTAACCCGATCTCCTTCAACAACTCGCGTTGCTTCCACACCAACCCGAAGAACACGGTCATTCAGGCTGAGGCGAGGAACCTCAAACTTCGGAGAATTCGAAGTTTCGATCCTAGACTCACGAGCGATTACCTGTTCGTCGATTGCGATCTGCAAAAACTGACGAGCCTGTTCATTAGATAGAATACCACCAGCAGTTCCCGTTTGGGCGGGATCGATGTCTGCGGTAGTGAACGCTGCCTTTTCCAGCCACTGAACCAGTCGCATTTTTTCCTCCTAAAGTTTAGCTTGATTAAGAAAGAAGGCTTTCAAAAAGCCCGTTTCCCATATCTCGGGACTTTGAAGTGCTCTTCAGCACCGGTTCAACCGGCTGTCGCGACTGAGGAACTTCCTTCTTGCCGTCCTCTTCAACCGACTTTTCGTTCTTAAAAACTTCCATCAGGCCTGCAACCACAGCCTTCGCAATGCCCTCTTCCGTGAGCGGAGGGGTGGAAGGCTCAGCAGGGGCTGCCGGAGGCGCTTCGGGAGCCTTGGCTGCCGGAGCAGGGTCTGCCGCAGGCTTGTCTTCCGCAGCAGGAGTATCTTCCTTCTTGACGTACTGAAACTTAACTGCGTCGCTGATCCCAAGAAGATCTACAACGTCATTCAGGTCCTTGGTAATCTGCTCGTCGTTCAACGTCGAATTGCTCTTGTGGATAGCCCGAACAACCCGGTCAACCAACGAAGCAAAGTTCTCGATATTCACTCGAAGCTCGTCGTCCCCGGCTGCCTTGAGGAAGAAAAAGGGCTTCCCAGTAGCCGGATTCAACACGCCATCCACCCTCTGAACCGAAAGGTTCCGGATGTCCGTGTCGGGCTTCTCTGCCGTGAAGCTGAAAAGAGACATACAGTATCCTCCTAAAATTTGTGTTTATTCAGTGGCACTAAACGGTGCTCGTCGTTTATCGTAATTTCGCTCTTCTTAGTCTGTTCTACATCTTTCGAATGGGAAAAGCAATCGTTTTGAATGTCAAAAATGGAAGTTGGAATAATTCCTACGTGTAAGCGAAAATCCGTGTGTCCACAGCGAGAGCACTTCACCTCAAAGTTAAGTTTGCCAACAGGTAGCCACCGAAAAAACAAACGGCGACACTTTCGGCAACGGATGTCTACAAGTAGGCGCTTTATATCACCTACTTGCTTCAAAGCCGTAAGGATTTGATCCTCAGATAGGTTGGAAAGGTCAAGCGGCATCTCTCGATTCCCGAAGGATCCGTTCGCCAAAACCTTGCAAGCTGTAGCCCTTTACAATCCCATTCCGAATCAACTTCCACGAGTTCTCATCCCACACGACGCCGAGAAGCCAGTCTCCGTGCTTGATGCTCTGAGACCCTCCGGTTACGTCCTTAACAGTCCACTCAGGCCCTCGATAGATGTAGGACTCAACGACCGTCCCATTGCCTCCGGAAGCATTCGAGTGAAATAGACCAATTTGTCTGCTGTTTGAATTGTATTCCCAAACAGTCTTCTCAAGTTCGCTCTTTGAAATGAAGTCCCGATGCTTGTCCGGAGTTTCGGCGTGGTAAGCCACACCCAGAGTGAACCGGCGATCGTCTTCGGACTTTTCAACAATGTCGTAGTCCGGAATCCGATTGCCCTCCACCAATACATCGACTTTGGTTAGCTTCCCTCCAACGTTGGCAATGACGTTTTCAAATTTTTCATCAGCCCAGCTCTTGAGATTGCCCTGATCCGACTGAACGTTGGAAACAATCGCGAACCAGCCAAATTCGGAATCCTTCATCAGATCAAGGAATGCCGATGTTGCTTCAGACTTGATGGTGAAGGATGCGTAGTTGGGAGTTGCGAATCGAAGCTGCCATTCACCATCAAAAAAAGTTTCAAATCGGGAGAAGAAGGATAGGGGGGCATAGTTGCCCTTTGTCTTCCTAACAAAACTTCTTTCCGACGTCATCCAAAACGAAGGGGCCAAATCCTTTTGAATGCAAGCCGAAATACCACTTGTCAGGAATTTAGCATCGCATTGAAAAGGCAAGTGATAATGCTTTCCCGTTCCAAATCTAAGAAAACAACTTGGTTCTGACTTCTCGATCAGCTCGTTTGGATTCATGGAGCACTGAGAGTTTGAGATGTCAGAGAAGATGGCTTGCACTCTAAAAGATTGGGGTTCTGATCCGCACTCAAACTCTTCGAGTGGATTCCAATAGTTTGTGGCAGAATTTGCTTCTTGAATGCTCTTTGTAAGCCACTCGGTAGCGGCTTCGAGATCAGAGGCTACAGACTTGGGAATGTCCACAGACCAAATCTCCCAAGCCTTTCCCATGTGCTTCAAGTTCAGAGTCACACCATCTTTCGTTACAAGGCTCGCTTTTTCCATGCAACCGGATTCTGATTCCTCCTCTTCCTCCTCTTCCTCCTCGTCAGACATTTTTGCCTTCTTCTTTTTTCGATTCGGAGGGGAATCAGACTTCAGAAACGTGAATCGGTCTTCGTGTGTTTCCCATCGAGGAAGAGAAAGATCGGGGGGTTGCTCTTCCTCAACGGAAGCGGAGACTTCCGCGAGTAAATCTTGAGGCATCCCACAAAACACACAGTTGGGATCCACGTCCTTGCTTACCGTATTCAAGTGGCAGACAGAACAAACTACCGTTGTTCCTGCCTTCTTGATGAGGAACTGTTCGGCTTTTTCAAGTTTTTCCTTGGTGGCACCCGATCTTAGGATCGGAGGAACGGGGCGCTTGGGATTCACAGAACGAAAAGCGCGAAGAATCCTTTGCTTTACGCTAGCCATGCCACCCGAAGGAATCTGAACTCGGTTCCCTCTGAAGCCTCCCGGACTCAGCGCAGCTAGAGCCATGCCAACTTGCCTTGTCGTCACACCACTTGTTGGCGTGCTCCAAAGCCTGAGCTTCCAAGTAGAAGGTTGGTTGGGATCAGGAACGTAAGCGTAAGCTCGGGACGGAAATTTCAATCCATTTTCAGTTTTTGTCATTCTTCACAGCCTTTTACCCCTTAGTAACACCACTTGGTCGCTCTGAGGGCGAAGAATTCGCAGAAGACGGGCGCTCTGTAGACATTTGTGTTTCCTGAGCTACTCCCGGAAGTGACACGCCTGCCGGTGAGGGTCGCAACAGGTCGCCAGAGCTTTCAGTTTCTCTCGTTCTGACATCTCCTGTAATCGGTCTTCCTGCGATAAACAAACGATTGGCGTTTTCGTCGTCTCTGCCTTCCATGCCCATGAGCTGAGAGGCTTCAGAAGGAGTCAAGTATCCGTTTTGGACTCCTCGTGTTGCAATCGAAAGGTTTAGGTCAACCAATTCGAAATCGACATCGAGGAGTTCCCATCGAACGCCTTCTTGAAGCTGCAAGCCTCTTGGCCCGAAAAGCGTTTGACGCAATCGGTCCTCGATTACGGTTTGCATTGGTTCGATGGCACCAAACCGATAGGCTCGAAGCATCTCACGAGCGGCAGATCCACCAAGGCTTCCTAGCTCAGCCAATCCAATTCTGTAAGGGGGAACGCTGTGCGACATCAAAACTTGCTTCACAAGCGCCGCATCACGTTCTTGGAACTGCCCTTCACGTTCGCCCTCTAAGCGGGAAAGTGATTCAATGCCAATGACTACATCAGGGGTTCCACTCACCATTATAGTTTTGTGGCCTTTTCCCTTCGAAGCCTTCAACTGCCCTTCTATGGCTTGCCGAATGTCGTCAGCCACCGCTTGGTCTTCAGCACGAATAGCGATCAGCCTGTCGGCCATGCCTCCGCTAGCAAACCAAGAAATGTTGTATTCTCGAATTGCTGCCATCTCAGCTTGGGACGGAACAGAACAAATCCAAGACGGGAGGCCATAAAACTTAGTTCTTGGACTGTAAATTTTGAAAAATAGAACTTCCGTAGCCTGCTGCGCCGGTTCCTTGTTTGGACCTGTTCGCGTTTCGTCGAAAGGTTCGCCCGAGATGGAGTCTATCTCAGTTTCGTCACCAAATCGTTTGAAGAAAATTCTTCGGTCCCCGACAATTTGAAGAAAAAGCTTTCCGTCTTTGGAAACTCTCAAAGTGTGTGCGGGAAGGGGGTAGATTGCTCCGATGGTCCCCGATTGGTCTCGAACTACTTCCCATGCTGCCCAACCAATGGCTCGCATTTCCCAGATGGCTTGTCGCAGCAATTCGTTAAACGTTAAATCTGGAGTAATGTTTTGTAATGTCTGAGAAAGATTGTACTGCTGTGAACTCAAAGTTTCAGAGTCCGTCTGTACTGGGCCACCCTGAACTGCCGTAAGCTTCCATCCTCGTCCGGTTGCGTCGGCAGCAACTGCCTCTAGGCAGGCGCCATGCACAGGATTTTCTTCTGCCAATCGGAGAAGCCACTCAGGGTTCAAAGGTGGTTCAACAAAAGATCCAGAGCTGTAGTATTGTGCAAAAGGATCTTCAAACGAAAGCTGTCGACTAGCAATACTTGCATTCTCAGGTTCTTGTTTAATAAGTCGAACGAGAGAAGAAGCCGTCAAACCTTCTCGAATAGTCTCAGTATTGGCCTTTATCATATCATTCATCATAAGCCCACGGTTCGAGTTGACGGATTTGAAGTTTCATTCTCCGTTCTTCTGTCTGAGGGAGTATGTGCAAAACGGATGTGTTTGCTGCCGACCGTCTAAAAAGTTTCCTACCACGCCAAGCAAGCGCTCCAGCGACGAAAGTATCGGGAGGGTGCCCCGACCCGAATATGTCGTCATTCAAGCAGTACTTGTGTTCTCTATACATGTAGTCAATTCTGGGTGCAATGAGTTCTCTGTTTTCCAGCGCAGCGATGTACTCGGAGAAAAGATCGAGCCGGTTCCTGCCAACCAGAAGCTCACCGTGGCACTTGTGCTCTAAAAGATCGTTGATAACGTTTCCCAAGCCGGTAGCATCGTGAACTAGTGCCCCTCCATATTTTTCCAGACGAGCATTGACTTTGTTCACCATGACGGGCCATGGAAGACGGGCGCAGCGTTCAAACGCAACCAAACGCCAAGGGGTATCAATCTTGTACGTAACGATGACGGTCCAGTCTTGTTCTTTGGCCCAGTCAACTCCGGTTACGTAGTTGCCCATCTCATCGGGAGTTTCGATTACCAAACAAAAATTTTCTCGACCTTCGTAGTTTCCGATTGTCGGGTCAAAGGACCACTCAACAGCTTCCTGTTGAATCGCGCGCCCTTCTGCCGAAGGTTCTTGGAGTTCATATTCTGTGTCCCACATGTTGGCTGGGACACGCTTGCGTGCAGCTTTGATGTCATTCGGAGAGAGCCACCCTCCGGCCATCGACTCCCTGTAGCACCATTGGTACAGGGGGATTCCTCTTTCGTGCGATCTTTTAAGTAGAGCCGTCATGGTTCCATCCGGATACTGGTGGGTGGACGACATGACGGTTTGAGCAGGGACGCCGTTCTTGGACATCGGCTGCCCCAGAGCCGCATCCAGAATCGGCAGCTTCATTTCGTCGCACTCATCCAGCCGGAGTCTCACAGGGTGGGGACCACGAACCGAGGTCGAAGACGCAAGCAGAGCTTCGATTGATGCACCGTTGACTAGGACGGTGCGCATTTTTGTTGGATCTTCGGAGAGGAGGTATCTCGGTGCTGCCGGGAAGTTCCAAAGGTCCTGCATGTACCTGTGAACGTTTTGCGATTGAGCCCCAGACCCCCCGAGGATAGTGGCAGAAGCCCCCAACGCCACCGCCTCCGTGAGCCCCAGTGTCGCGAGGAGAAAACTTTTCCCCCCGAGGCCCCGGCTCGCAATCCAAATCGTGTCCGAGTGTCTGCAAAAATACGCATCGGAGAAAGCCTCGAATGGTGCTCTATGCTGGGGGCAAATGCGAATACGGGGAATTTGCACACCCCAGACGCACGCTACAAATTCCCACAGCTCATCGTCAGTTTCCGGCCATCTTTCGATGACAACGGACTCTGCTTCGCTAGCTGAGGTACTTCCAATAGAGGACATTGCCATTTTCAACTTTCGAATAGTTCCAAAGTCTCACCCAGTGGTCTTTGTGACGGTATGCTTTGAAAATTTCACCAAATTTGTCTTGAACTTCAACGGTAAGGCCATGAACCGGGAGTTTTTCGGCTGGGTCATACAATGTGTTCGGCTTTTCCATCATTGAACCTTAATCGGAGGGGGGATTTCAGACAAGTCGATAACTTTTTCTTCCTGACCGTGAAGTTTTCTAACATTTCGTAAATTTTCAATGTATTTTGCTTCCCCTCCCCCCAAAACCAGAACTCCAATTCCGGAAGGTTGGGTCGCACCATTCCCATTCCCATTCATTCCGGATTTGTTAGCCATCCGAATGTCAACCTCATCTCCCCAGCTTTCCACCGTCCCCGGTTTCCCGTGCCGGTATTCCATGACCATTCGGATAGCTTCCAATGCAATATCTGGCCTCTCATCCGTTTCTTTCAGAATGATTTTCGTCAGCCGTATAACCGCAGCTCTCTCCACCGGTTCCAGCAAATCCCGTAAAGCTTTCCGTGCCTGTAGCCTAGACATCCGGTCCATGGAGAGCTTTTGCAGCTCTCCAGTTTCCGGATTCCTAACCATCAGTTCGGAGGAGGCCTTCTTCGGTCTTCCCGCTCCCGGTCTCCTACCCCCCTTCCCGGAGGGTACTTTTACCAATCCACTCATCCGTCTCTGTCCGTCCTAAGCCACGCATGGACGCATCCCGACGTGTAGGCTGTGACCTTAACGCTCAACTCCTCACAGCAAGCTCTGATTTCAACGTTTCCCGTCTCCGTCAGGTCTGTGCCTTCTTGCACGTCAGGGCACAGGTAGCTCTCAGCACAAGACCTACAGTAAACTTTAGCCGTGGCTGTCCCGGTAATCAGCACAGTCACCGTCTTGTACCCCGACGCACCCGCCAGTCGACGAGTCAGCTCGCACGGTGGGCTGGGACACGCACAGACACTGCCAAAATACCCCCCACCCTTGCCCGAGGTCGGCGTTGCCGTCGGCGTGGAGGTTGGCGTGGCAGTCGGTGTAGAGGTCGGGGTGAAGGTTGGAGTTACCGTTGGCGTGGCAGTCGGTGTGTCGGTCGGTGTGTCAGTTGGGGTTGCTGTGGGGGTTTCGGTCGGTGTGTCATCCCCAAGGATCGGGAGAGGGGGGATGCTCAGAAGCCC